GACGCTGATGTTTGCGTCGACGAACGACGTGGAGGTTGTGGTTCGGTCAATTGAGTCCGTCGCACGGACAACCTGCAAAATGCGGAACGCGCCGCGCAGGTCGTTCATCTGTGCCGCGGTGAGGACGTTACCGGCGACGAACGTGGCGGGCAGGCTGGTCGGTGTAGCCATAGGTGACTCCTATCCTAGAACGTTGAGGGCGTCGAGGACGCCATAGGTCGGATCGTCGAGGATGAGCTCGAAGACGATGGTGGTCTGGCTGGTGTAGAGCTGCACGGTGTGGCCGGTGGCGTAGTTGATGCTGTGGCTGATGCCTTCGACGGCGAGCTCTTGGGCGAGGTTGGTGGTGACGCCGCCGTTGAGGAAGCTCTTCTCGATGGTGATGGTGTCGCCGATGTCGATGGCTGCGACCGTGTCACGTTGGCCGTCGGTGAGCTGCTCGAAGCCGACCTCGACGCGGGTGAAGCGTGCTTGGGGTTCGGGCTGGAGGAGGTAGTCGGCAAGATCGTCGACATCGGTCTGGGCGTCCAGGAGGCTGCCAGAGATCACGAGGGTTTGGATGAAGTAGTCGGCTTGGCTGGTGAGGTTTTCAGCGGTCGCGGTCTTGTTGTTGAGGGTGCTGATGACGACGCGGTTGATGACTTGGTCGGCGCCGAAGTCGATGTCGAGGCCGCGGTAGGGGAGATCAGTACCGTCGTCCTGGAAGTCGGCGACGCTGCCGGACAGGGTGGCGCCTATGCGCTCCTGGAAGGTGAGGACGCCGTCGTTGGTGATAAAGATGCGGCCCTGTTCGGCTTGGTTGATGAGCTCGAAGTATTGGATGGGGGTGACGCCGAGCTCGACGTTGTAGTCGCCGCCGCCGCCGATCTCGACGGTGCCGGTCGCGATGTTGCGGGCTGCGCCGGTCGGATAGTCCACCTCGGGCAGGTCGAGGATGGCTTCGATGCGGGCTCCCGACAACTCTTTCGAGGTGCTGACAGCGTCGACGGGAGTCTGGGCGAGGAGGTAAAGGTCGTCGGCGCAGGCGAGCGTGACGGTGTCTTGGCCGGAGATGTCGAAGGTGTAGTCGAAGTCGACGATGCGGCCGATAAAGAGGTATTGGTTCTCGCGTTTGAGCCGGATGAGGCGCATGGGGGCGATGCCTGGTAGCTCGTTGGTCGGGTCGTAGTAGGGGCCGTCGTTCGCGAAGGGGTTGAAGACGCCGCCTGCGGCGGTGTCGTTGAGGGTGACGGTCATGATGCCTGCGCCGAACTGGTCGGCTGTACGTTGGCGGCCGCGGTCGATGCTGACGTTGAGGGTGTAGGGGGTGATGTCGGCGAAGTCGGTGAGGCCGTCGAGGACGTAGGTGGTGCTATCGAGTACGCCGCGGACAGGGTCGTCGAGGCGGAACGCTTGGACGGGGGCGCCTGTGTCGACCTCGAGGGTGTAGTCGCCTGCGGCTACGACGGTGCTGCTCATGCGACGGAGATGCGGGCGGGCCCGCTGGTGCGGTTGTAGGCGCGGATGGCGTTGACGACGGCTTGGCCAATGTCGGCGCTGTTGGAGATGCCGCCGTTGACGGTGATGTTGTAGGTGTCGCCTAGCGCTCCGGCGCGGTTGAGCGGGATGACGGCCTCGGGGGTGCCTTTCTCGGCGAGGAGGCTGAGGGTGGGGCGGGTCACGATGCCGCCTTGGGCCATTCCGCCTGTCGGGATGTTGACGGTGGGGGCTTTGGGTTGGAAGGTGGTGGTGCCGACGAAGCCGGAGCCTTGGAGCGCGGCTTGGAGATCGGCGAAGCCTGGTATGCCGCCGCCGATGTCGACGCCTGGGGGCGGGGTTGCGAGCTCGAGGGCGTTTCGCAGCCTGTTCACTTTGTCGAGGGCGGTGTCGAGCTGGCCGGTGTTCACGAGGATCGCTAGGTCGGTCTGCACCTCTTGAGGGATGTTCCCCATCGTGTCGATGACATTCTCGAGCTCTTCCCAGACACGCTTGTTGGCCTCCTCCCATTCGTCGGAGCCCTCTTGGTTGCTCTTCGCGATCTCTTGAAACTCTTCGACGGCGGTGTTGAAGTCGCGGACAGCCTGTTCACGGTCGAGCTGGTCGAGATAATCTTCGATCTCGGGGTTCAGCTTGAACATTCCCTTATACAGCTCGTCGGTCGACGCCCACAGCCGGTCGACACGCTCGGTCAGTTTCTCGGTGGATTCGGCGGCCTTCTCGTTTGTGCGCTGGAACTCTTCCGTCGGCTTGATTGCGCGCTCGAACTGTTCGCGGGCCCCGCCTACGCCGTCGCCGAGCTCGCGGACGCTTTCATACATGTCGCCCGCCTGTTCGCGGGCGGTGTCGGTGGTGCGCTCAAAGTTGTCGACCTCGTCGGACACGAGGCCGAGCTTTTCGGCGAGCCAGCCGATGCCGTCGCGCACTTTGTCGAAGATGCCCATCAGCTTCTCGAGGGCGGCGGTGACGATGCCGAACTTGGCTTCGAGGATGATGAGGCCTGCGACGAGGGCGGCGATGGCGGCCACGATGAGGACGATGGGGTTGGCTGCGAGCGCTGCGTTGAACAGCCAGGTGGCCGCGGTCGCGATGGCTTGAGCTCCAGCCCAGAGCTTCATGGCGACGTTGGCGACGACGACAGCGGTGGCGAGGCCGCCGATGACGCCTGCCAAGATGAGGACGAGGTCGGTGTTTTCGCTGACAAAGTCGGCGAGGTCGGCAAAGACGGGGAGAATCTTGAGGACGATGGGCAGGAGGGCGGCGCCGAGCTCGGCGGTGACATCCTCAAACTGGGCTTTCATGATGCGCGACTGGTTCGCGAGCCCTTCGCTGGTGCGCTGGAAGTCGCCTTGGGCGTCGCCGGTCTGCTTGAAGATCGCTTCCTGGGCGGCCAGTATCTTCTGCTGGTCGGTGAGGGCGCCTGTGCCGTCGTAGATGCCGAGCGCCATGGCCTCCGCTTTGAGGGTGGCGTCGTTGAGCAGGACGCCGAAGCGGCGCAGCGGCTCGGATTCGCCGCGGAGGCCTGCCCCGATGGCTTCGATGACCTCCTCGGGTTCGGCGTTGTTGAAGCTGGCCATGTCGGAGGCGAGCGCTGTGAGGTCGTTAGAGAATACGGCGAGGTCTTCATTGGCGAGGCCTGCGGCCTTGCCGAACGTGCCGAACGTGCCAGCGGCGTCGAGGACGGCCTGTTTGGATTGGCCGAGCTCTTTGGCGGCGGTCTCGGCGAACGCTTCGATCTCGTCGGCGCCTTCGCCGAAGATCACGCCGACCTTCGACATGCTCTCCTCGAGGTCGGACGCGGCGTTGATGGCGGGCACAGCGGCCGCGGCGAGCCCGCCGAGGGCGGCGGTCGCGGGGACGAACGCTTTCTTGAGGGCGAGGCTGGCTTTCTGGCTGGTGGTGTCGAGGCGCTTGAAGTCCTCGATGGCGGCCTTGACGCCTTTCGGGTTGTATTCAGAGACCAGGGGGATGTTGATGGCCATTAGCGGAGCTCCTCGTTGAGGCGGACGGTGAGGTCGCGGATGGCTTTCTCGAGGCCTTCTCGGACATCGGGGATGGTGTGCAGCACAGCGGGCCACATGGCTCGTGACGGCCTGTGGAAGCCTTTGTGGCTGGAGCTGCCGCCTGTGCGGAGCTTGGTGAGAAACGCCTGGGGCTGGGTGGTGATGGCGTGAGTGGTGGTCTTATCGGAGGCGTACTTGCGGGAGCGGCCGGAGGTGCGGCCGTTCGGGTTGTCTTTGCCTGCCATCGCGAAGATGATGCCTGCGGCGTTGTCTTGGACGAGCGTGAACAGATCGATCTGATCGCTCCTCGAGCTCGTCCGTAGCTTGGTCTTGACGCCGCGCTGTGCGCGTTTCTGGTCGTAGCCGCCGCGCCACGAGCCCCAGGAGGCGAGGGCGCTGTTCGGCGGGTACAGGCTGCGGGCCTCGGCCACCATCGGTTTCGCAGCGCCGCGCATTTCGCGGATGACTTGTTTGCGGAGCTCGCGGTCGACTTTGGACAGGGTGCGGAGCGTGGGCGCGAGACCTCGAACCTCTTGGGTTAGTTCGATGATCTCGCTAGCCATGTCGCTTTGCCTGTCTGTTCTGGTCTTGGATTACCTCGACGACCGTGTCGAGGTCTCTGACCTCGAATGGTATGTCGGGGGGCCACCATCCAACGGCGACTAGCAGCTCGGCTAGTTGTCGTCTTCGGCTGCCCCTTTCGTAGGGCGGGCTTCGCTGCTCACGATCTCCGGCGGGGCGACACACTTGCGGAGGAAGTCGTCGAAGACGGCGGGCACGGTGCGCTTCTCGGCGCGCAGGCTTTCGTAGGCCAGGTAGGCCAAGTCCTCCATCGCGACGCCTTGGGCGAGCTGTGACGCTTTGGTCTTGAACTTGCGTTCCCAGGCGACGATGGCCCAGAGGGTGGTCGTGACCTCCTCTGGGCCGTTGCCGTAGTCGATGCGGAGCGTGAGTTGCATGTCGGGGCTCTCCTAGTTGTTGTCGGTCAGCTCGTCGCGCGGGTGAGCGCGCCGCCGCGGAAGGTGCAGTCGACGGTGGGGAGATCGCCGACGCTGCCATTGATCGGGGTGATGGTCTCGAGGTAGCACGCCGTGAGGGTGTACTCGGGGTTTGTGGCGCCCGGGCTGGTGCTCGCGGCGGCGTAGATTTCGACGTTGAACGTCGTGCCGACGAGGCTGTTGAGCTTCTCTTCGACCTCGCTGGTGTCGTAGGCGAGCATGAAGGTCGCGGTGACCTCATGGTTGCCGAGGCCGGAGGTGAACTTGCGGGCGGTGTCGCCGAAGGCGGTGCTCTCCAAGGCCTCGACCGTCTGGGTGACGGTGACCTGGGTGCATTGGTCGGTGAAGTCGACAGAGTCGACGAGGATGCTGGGATTCGAGAGGGACACGGTGGTGGCCATTAGTTTCTCCTGGTGCTGAGTCGGATGGTTAGGTCGTAGGCGGGAAGCTGTTGCTCGCCGATGAGAGCGATGCTAGGCGCTCCGGATACCACGGCGAGGGAACTGCCGTGGATGGTGTCGCAGATCGTGAGGATGTAGTCGGAGGCGTCTTGGTTGCCTGGGGGCGGGCCGAGTACGCGGAGGACACAGGTGATGTCTGCGATGTTGTTGTTGAAGCCGTCGAACGTGGGGAGCTCGACGAACACCGTGAGCGGGCGGGCGTTGCGCGGGTCTGTGACGGGCTTGAGGCCGAGGCCGGTGAGCGTGGTCTTGATCTCGGCGATGGTCGAGATGAAGATGCCGCTCGCGGCCATTAGGCGACCTGTGCGCGGCCGGTGCCGAGGAGCTGCATAATCTGGCCGAAGCTCGCGATGGGCTGCGCGCCGCCCATGGCGTCGAAGCTTTGGAAGCTGTCAATGCTGCCACGCTGGCGATACAGGCTCGCGGCGTACATGGTCGTCCCGAGCTTGACGCTGCCGTCTGGGACGGTGCCAAGGCTGTCGAAGTAGCCCGCGGCCTGTCGGCGACGGTAGGCGAACGCGTTGCCCGCGGCGACACAGGTCGTAATGAAGGCTGTGTCGTTCGCGGTCGCGGCGTCGATGCCAAGCCATTCGAGGACATCGTCGTTGTTGATCCAGGTGCAGGTGAGGCCGTAGGTGACGGTGCCGGTGGCGGTGTCGCGGGTTACGTCGTCGCCTGCGTCGATGAAGATGGCTTGGTTGCCGTGGTACTTGTCGTAGTCGAAGACGAGGTCGCCCTCGTCGGTGACGCGCTCCAGCTCGAAGGCTTCGATGCTGATGACGGTGTGGGCGCCGTCGAAGGTGTTGTCTGATGCGCCGCTGATCGTGATGCTTTGACCGACGGCGATGTCGGTGTCCTCGAGGGTCTGCACCACGGCGTAGCCCTGCACCCTCTGGAGGTGGGTGATGGTGAAGCTAGCCATGATGCAGACCTTCTCGGGCGCCTAGGGGGGTCAGACGAAGTTGGCCTTGACGTAGCGGGCGGCCTCGAGCATGACCGTGGCGAAATAACCCAGCCATGAGATGTCGGTGCCTCTGATCTGCCCGTTCTGCACGCGGAGAAAACCCTTCTGCTGCTCGAACACCTCGAAGCCGACGGTGTCGCCGATGATCATCGTGCCGTTGCCGGTGTTGTCGAAGTTGGTGTCGACGACGACCTGGAGGCCGAACGCGGTCATGTTGGTCGAGCCAGGCGTCATGGTGCCGAACGCGTTCATCGGGCCAACGGTCGGGAAGAGGGGACGGCCGGAGCTGTCCTCGAGCTTGCCGAGGGCCTCCCAGTTCTGCGCCGAGAGGAACAGGTGGGTCGGGAGGTGGCCACCGTTGCCAGCGTTGGCAAGGATCGAGGCAGCCTGGGCGTAGAGCCAGGTAAGCCATTCGGTGGGGTCATTCTTGTTGGCAGCGGTGAAGTTGCCGGTGCCGACCGCGGCGGCCACGAGGGCGTCCGCTGCGACGTTGTCGGTGGTCTGGCTGTAGACACGGCCCATGTCCTCGAGGATGAGGGAGATGATCTCGGGGCTCGACCAGTCGGCGATCTGCTCGGAGACGGTCACGTAGCCGCCGTAGCTGGATTTCGTTACCTGGTTCTCTTGGACCTGGAACTCGCCGGTCTGGAGCGTGGCGAGCTCGGAGCTCTGCGCAGCCATCGAGGTGTGCGTCGAGACCGATGGGCGAATAAACACCTTGCCCGATCCTGGCATGGCCTTCACGCCAAAGGCGTCGACACAAGGCCTCGCGGCGAGGTAGCTGTTGTAGACGGGGCCGACGATGGGCTCGGGCAGGACGCCGTCGTTGTTGGTCGTGGTGACATCGGGCGCGGCGGCGCGGATGTTCTCGTTCATCTGGTGCCAGCGGTGTCCGCCTTCGATGGCGGCGGCGATCCACTCGGAGGCTGACGGGAGCTTGAACTCGCGCTTGGCCTGGGCGTAGATGGGGGCGGTCGGCTGCGGCTCGGCGGCCTCAACGACCTCGGGGGTCTTCTCTTCGGGCATTTCGTTCTCCTGTTCGGGTTGGGGT